ACATCCGCAGAGTCAGGTGTTGGATATACATACAACTTTGGTGTTATTGTGCGTTCAATATAAAATTGTGTTGGAGATGCTGAGGTAGATTTTTTTGATATATTTAAATACTCAGCCCTACTAATTCTTTCTATTTGCCTATCTACTGTAGTGTCACTAGCCTCAGTTACAACAGCGGATAAAATATCTACTAAATCTGTATCTAAATCATATGATGAAGTGCCTGCTGATAAGGTCTTAGTTCTTTGTTCTATCGTCCAAAGATTTAATCCTCTGTTTGCCCACTCAGCAAACAATAAATTCAAAGAGCGTCTTGACGTTTTTAAATCATATCCTGATCTAACAAATAGACCACATCTTTCATATGATTCTGCTATGACCTCTTCGATTGTAAGAGTAAATGCGTTAGTACCTGAGTATGTAGGCATATTTTACTCCTAATATATCTTTTGAAACTCTGCTATAACTGTATACATGTTGCCTGAATCAGCTGTGCTTGGTACAACAAAATTTACATCGCTTTCATTACTATTGCTAGATTTGTCTGCTGGAATACCACCAAACTCTCTAAAATCCCAATAGCCTGCGCCTGTTAATCCAATTATAGGAATATCTCCATCTGAGTCTTCTTCATCTAAACGTGCAAAAGAGTTGCCTCCATCACCGCCTTGACAAGAATACCAAACCCTTAATAAGCCTAAGTGTGCTACAGCAGTTCCGTCTCCACGTGCAGCTAATGCTGACACATCTCCCATAACTGTTGTGCTACCTGATCCATCTGATTGTACAACCATTTTAATGACAACACGATTGTCATTTTGTTGTAGTATTGTTGGTCCTGTTACTGTATCTGCCATTGTTTCCCTCCTTAATTAAGAAACTGTGAGGGTGGCCTATAACCCAGCACCACCCTCACTAATTATTAATATACTGAGTACTCTAATTCAACAGTGAATCTACCTGCTGTTATGTCTGCATTTACAGCGGTTGTTGCAAAAGCATATAAATTTTTACTTGCAATAGCTGCTGTAATATTTGGTGCAAACACATGATAGTTACCTGCTGTGTTGTTAAAGTTGATGTCTACCTCTGTTACTGAATCTGTGGCAGAAATTCTTGGATTAAAAGATGCAACACCTGCACCAACTATTTCTGTTCCAGATGATACAGCTGCATTTGTAGCTGTGCCAGAAGTTGCACTTAATGATAATCCACCAACTAAAGTTTGACCTGCAGCTGTGGTTATACCAATCAATGCTTTGTGTATAAAAAATTTGCTAGGTGTTACTAAGTCATCAGGTGCGTCTGTATTCAGTGCACCTAATTCTACTAGAACATCACCATCACCATATGCTGTTGATGCTGCGTTTGTACTAGCTAATGTACCTGCAAATGATTGTATTTTTCTAGTTCCCATAGAAACTAGTTGACCAGTAGAGTTTACAGAAAAACCTGTTTCTGTAATAGCACCAGTAGCAGTAGCTTTATTAATTACATTAAAACCACCTTCTGATCTTACTGGACCGCTAAATGTTGAGTTAGCCATTTTAAACCTCCTTGGTTATATAGACCTTGTTACATAGTCTCTATATCGTCTGCATAAGCAGTCTATGTAACTATATTTAATATATACTTTTTTTGAAATATTTTGCAAGAAAGAATGGGCGATAAACGCCCATTCTAGTTTTTTAGATTATGCGCCTGGTGAGCCAAAGATACCTCTAGGATCAGAGAATCCAAATGAATATCTCTCTCTAGCTTTGTATCTTACGTTACCTGTATCAAAATCGCCTTCCATAGAAGTTTTGATTGGGGCACGTGTAAAATGCTTCAAACCATTTGGAGCATCAGTTTTTAAGAAGAATGCATCTGTATCAGTTAAATAATGATTGATTACATATCCGCCCGGGATCATGCCCATGTTGCCGATAGCGTTAATATCATTATCTGATGTTGCTGTTCTTAACTGACTCTTCATTAATCTTTCAGCTACAAACTGAAGATTTACTGGAATGATCATCTTAGTTGCCTTTACAGCGATTTTTAGTCCACGATTGTCAATGAAACCAGCGATGTCAATTAATGACTGCTCTAATGATGTTTCATTTAAATCAGCAGATGTTGATAGTTCGTTGGCATAGTTGCCACCTGCAACTGTTAAGTGTGCAGTTGAACATAATTCAACACCGTCTCCGCCTGTGAAAGAAGAGTTAAATGCTCTGTTAAGAACATTAGCACCCTTAATTTCTTTAGCGTTAGCCATTGAACGTGCTAAAGCCTTTGTGTATCTAGAACTTAGGCTATCGTAAAGGTTGTCCTCTACTGCTTCCTCAGTAATAGCAAATGCTAAAGCGATTGTTTCGTGTGAGTAACGACTAGTAAAAGCTTCTGTTGCATCGTCAAATTGTACGCTTGCTCCTTCAGCTTTAACTGGTGCACTACCAAAGCCAGAAAGTTCTACTTCTTCTTCAAACGCTCTGTCTGAAGTTTCTGTGTCAAAAATTTCTGACCACTCCTGCTCGTATCTTGCATATTCAAGACCAAATAATGCATTAAGACCAGGTTCTAACTCTTTGACGAGTTGACTTCTTGATATAGCCATTTTTTAGTCCTTCCTATTAAATACCAGCAGTGTTAGCATAATGAAGACCTTCGTTAATTCTAACGAGATAGTTTCCGTTAGCACTTGATGATTCATTGTTGTACTCATCAGTGTCAAGGTCAATTATCCTAAATTGTGCTGTTGCAGCAGTGATTGAGCTAGAATCTAGTTCCATACCAGATCTACCTGTTTTTACACTACCTGCGTGTGTTGATACTAAGTCAGCATTCGATCCTCTATTGGCAGGCCATGAGGCTCCAATATCGGTGCTGTCTTCTTGTGCCACGAAGATCACGTTTGGATCATCGATGACAAATGCTACTGCATCACTAGCCACTGTGTCAGCTGGCCAGTATTTTGAGTATGTCGGTTTACCTGTTGAGTCAGTGTAAAAACATCCATTAAATACGCCAATTAAGTTTGTCGCTCCTGCAGCTCCTACGGTAACAGTACCGTCTGTGTGCAATTCAACAGCATCGCCTGTAAATATATTTGTGTTATATCCACTTGCTATGCCATAACTTGTTTGGCCGTTATTAAAAGGTGCTCCACCCAACATCTTTGCAGGTCTAAAACCGAATGGTGCGTCTTTGTTTGCCATGGTTATAAGTCCTCCTTAACCAGTTAGTTTAAAAAGTGATAGGACTCATAACAAAAATTTAATTTTTGTCGTTGCCTCTACCACTACCAAAAGTAACCCTACTTTGCCTGTCAGCAGAAATAGGCATACTTCTATGCTGCTCTTTGAATAAATTGTTTTCTACAGATTCTTCTTGCGTCTTAGTTTGTTCAGCAAAATACTCTGCTCTTTGTTCAACAATTTCTTCTGGTATACGAGCAAGCAATAATCCACCAACTCCTATAACACCAGCGTGCGTTCCATTTTCTATTGTAGGTGCGTGAAAATCAGGAAACTCGTCAGCTCGAACTAGCTCAAATCCTTCACGAAGTCTTCCAGCCATATTCTTTCTGTCTTCAGTTCCTAATGTTTCAGCTCTTATCCACCTATGTTTAAATCCTGGAGGCGCAGGTGGCGCTTCTAAGCTTGACGGTGGGCGCCAAGGTTGTGCCCTCTTTGTTTTTTCACGAGTGGCATCTGTGCGTGAGGTCTTCTTGGTTGTTTCTTTTTCCATGCTATTACTCCTTCACGTATTTAGCGTATTCCTCCAGAGGTACTCCAAGTCTTTTGGCGATATGGACTTGGCTCGGAGATAGTCTAACTGTTTTGCGTCCTGATGTTGATTGCGTTGTAGAACGACCAGCAGAAGCTACGGGTTGGACGGGTCTCGTAGATTCCGAACTCTCTACCCCAAATTTATGGGGAAACTCTTCTCTCATCCTTCTATCGACTGCGGCATAATACTCATCCGAATTAGGATTCATTTGTTTTTCTTCTACTAGATTCTTATGTATACCAAAACTAGCATAAGTCATTGCCTCGTCTTTACCAAACCATGGATTTTTTTCTGCCCATGCTTCAGCTTTAGGATCTATTTTTTTAGGGACGTCTTGAGGTGGTTGTGTAACATCCTCCTCTTGATCTTCCTTTTTACTTTCCTTAGCTTCTTTTGTAGCCATTAGACGCTCATTGTCAATAGATAATCTTGCAATCGCTTTTTGAGCTGCAACTTGCGCCTCAGCATCACCAGCTTGTATTGCGTTTTGCAAATCTTGCTCTGCTTTTTTTGTTTCTATTTGTGTACGAGCTTCAAACTCTTGAATATAAGATTGATCTAAGCTATTTGATTTTGCTTTTAATTTCTTATTTTCATCTGCTACTCTTTTAGCATATTGAAAAGAAGCTTGCTCTCTTCTCTCTGCTTCACGAAGCTTACCAGTAAGTTTATCAATTCTTTTTTTTACTTTGTCACTATACTCTTCTAGTTCTTCACCTTGCGGTGTTTCTTCTGTGACTACCTCAGGTTGTGCTTCATCTTTTTTTTGTTGTTTAGTTTCCTCTTGTAAATTGACATCGACTGATTCACCTTCACTTGGAACACTAACAACGGGTTCATCTTTTAATGTGTTTATTTGTTGCTTTTGCATGGCTCCTCCATGTTATTAATATAAATGCAAGATATCCTCTGGATTCTCGATTGTTGCTAAAATTTCATCATCATTTAAAATACGAATTTCTCCGCCCTCTATACTTAATCGAGAGCCAGCGTATCTACCAAAGATGACCCAGTCTTTCTCTTTACACCACGGACCTTCCGGGAATCTGTTTGTATCTTTGTATGCATCAGGTCCTACACCTAACACATATCCACATGTTGTGCTTACTGATTGCATTTCAACTGTTTGATCTGATAATATCACTCCACCTTTTGTCTTACCTGTGCCTTTATAAGGTAAAATTATTATTCTCCAGCCAGTGGGTTTAGGTAATCTATCTTTTAATTTTTGATTAATTTTTGCTACGTCAGGTTGTTCTTCCTGCTCTTTTTTGACTGTGCCAAAGTTCAGCACTTTATCTGGTATTGGTTTACTCAACTTGTATTCTCCTTTTTTGCAAGAACTCTTTAAATTCTTGTTCTACATTATCTAATGATTTTAATTTACCCATTAGATACATATAATTATTATAGTCTGAAGCGCCACCTGTCAATACGACATCGGTGACTAACTTTCTATTATTCTTAAGTATTTTATTTAATTCTTCTATTAATTCTAATGGATCCATTCATTATTTCTTTTTACTAATCATTCCTTTTATGCCAGGTGCTGCTCTAACACCTAAAGAAACAGAACACGCAAGATATAATAGATGCGTATAATACTCAGGAAGAGTTTCTAAAATCTGAAACCCACGCTCTATGTGTGGTTGCATAAAAGGCAGGAAGGCACAAATCGCTGGAACCATCAGGGCTAGAAGAACAAATTCGTCTTTCCAGCTGCCTTTCATTTGATCGACAGCGCTTTGCTCCCACTTAATTTTACCTGTTGCTATGTCCTCGTTTCTCTTTTTCTCTGCCTCTATTTGAGCTATTTTAACTTCACTTTTTAATTTTTTTGTCTGAACAAAACCTTTCACGGAGTCTGTTACGACTCCGAGAAGAGGCTTAGCTAATAGTTGCCACATTTAGATTGATCCTAAAATCATGATAACGACCACACATATGATACCAGCTTTAATCCAGTCTTTCATATTCCAATCGTTCCATTCTTTAAGCCACTCTATTACATCCTTGATAAGTTTCATAATATCCTCCTATGTAATTGTTACTTTTTTGTTGTAACCTTTATGACCTTTGGCAGCTACTGTTAATGGTTGTCCTGGTTTTGGTGTTGGTATTTCTTGAGGCATTTTTAAAACTTCAATACCTTTTTCTATTTTTGGTGAGCCACCAGCCATGTAGCCCATCATACCTCCACCCATCATTTTCTTGTTAGGATCCATCATTCCGCCACCCATCATTTTTCTAGGACTACCACCTTTTTTCATGAAGCCCATTTTTCTTGTTACATCTGGTCTTTTCTTTTTTAAAGCTGCAAGACCAGGTTGTTTTTCTGCGTCTATTTTTTTCATTTTTATCTCCTTAATGTAAAGTGCGACTTTCATCGCCAAAGCTTTGTCTCATAACTTCAAGTAAAAGACTAGTTGCCACCTCTTCACCTAGTGCTTGAGTATATAGTATTTTTGTTGCATTGAGAAATGCATTTGCAATAAAAATTGTATCCTCATCAGAGGTAGAGTGTTCTTTATGTATTCTAGTAGCTTGTTTAATAACTTCTTGAGTAAGCTTTGATATCTTTGCATTATCCATTTAACAATTCCATTTTCTTAATGATTTGTTTATTCTTGAATTAGGGTCATTTGCTGTTTTTTTGCTTGTTAATTTTTTCTTCATACCTGACATTCTAGCACAAAATGATTTACGCCTATTGGATGCTTTTGAACCTGGTTTAAGTTTTGATGGTTTTGTAGTTACCGCTGTTTTTAATTTAGAACCAGGATTTGCCTTTCTATAAGACTCTACACCTTTTTTATTTAATCCGCCAGATTCACTTTTACCTTCTTTGCGTTGCCATGCTGGAGTTTTAGCCATTAAGCCACCTTTTTATTTTTTTTCTTTTTTAATATTGTTGCCACATTAGTTGGCTTACCACCAGGATTACCAGCTTTTTGTTTACGTCTAACAGCACTAGCTTTTTGACCTTTTGACATAGCTCTTGCCTTTGCTATTGGCACACACTTAGGATAATTTTTTCTTTTTTCACCACCACTACGACCACATTTAGGATATGATCCGTCAGATTTTTTATTGGCAATATCAACCCAGTTGTCTTTTACCCATTTACGTAATCCGTTTTTTGCCATGTTGTTTCCTTATACTATTTTTACCAGTTTTAAAAATAGATGCCACTTTATTTTTACCCATTACTTTGGCTCTTTGTTCCCCAACAGTAAGGATTTGAATTTTTCGTGCAAACGGTTTGTTAACTTTACGCACCTTGGCGACTGTTTTGCGTGCATCACTAGGAGTAGTGAACTTAATACCGACAGTGTCTTTAGGATTTTCATCTGTATATAATCTTCTACCTGAACCCTTAGGTTTTTTACCAGTTCCAGTTTTTGGATCTTTAGCCATTATGCATATGCAGTAGTTTTTCTTTTAGATTCCATGACCGCTCCACAACCTCTAGCGACACCACCTTTATTCATGTGTGATACTTTTTTTCTTGATTGTGATAGTTTATTACCATTACCAATCATACCACCATCAGCTTTTTTATTTTTTTTACCGCCTGGTGTAATTTTACCACTACAAACAGCACTAGCGTACATATTTGCATACGCTGACGGATACACTTTAAATTTTCGTTTTGCTGCAGCTTTACCTCTTGGACATAATTTACCCATTTTTTACTTCTCCTTACTGGGTTTCCACCCTGTTTTACGTAATGTACCATATACATAAGCATTTTTAGCTGATTTTGACAAGTTTTTCTTATTTGCTCGTCTTTTTAGCTTAGCTTCTAGTTTTTTTGGCACTTCTATCCTTATCTGCCTTATCCAAGGCAACATTTGCACGTAGTTGAGCTATATCTTCCTGACTTTCTATCTTTTCACGTGTTAATTTATCTGTTTGAAGTAATTTTTTCTCATCTAACGCTTGTTTTTCGCCCATTGCTTGTGCTTTTAGCTCTAAATCCTCTTTTCTAAGGTCAATTTCTTGTTGTTTTAAGTCAACAAGCGGATCAGTGCTAGCAGTATCCATCATTTGTTGCTCCTCTGCAACCATTTGTTCTATAATTTCTGCTATTCTTATTGCAACACCGCTTTCTGTACGCTGTTGTAACTGTAATTGTTGCTCTGGAGTCAATTGTCCTCCTGTTTCTTGCATAATTTTTTGCATTTCAGGCTCCATCTCTTGTTGTACTATGGCTCTAGCCATAAATCCTACGTGTTCTGTAATGTGTGCTTGTAAAATTGTCATTGTAGCTGGATTAGTTTTCACTAATTCTGAGGACATAAACGCTCTATGTGCTCGAATGTGTGCAGAATGATCTTGTTCTGGAAAAGGTATAGGTGGCATACCATTTAAAGTCCCTGCGTTTTCAATAGCAGGATCTTGTGCCTGTGGTTGAGCTGGTTGTGGTAATAGTTTTTCTATGTTTTGAACTCCAAGAGCTGCGTACATTCTCATATAAGCCTCTCTTAAATCGTGCATTTCAGGATTAGTTTGTGCTAATTGTAACTGAGTCTGAGCTAAAGTAACTCTTTGTGCCATAGAAAAAATGTTTGGATCTGACACAGGTATTACATCAATTCTATCATCAAAATCTGTTTGTTTTATGGTTTGTTCTCCACCTTGTACTAAGTAAGGATAAGTTGGTGGTAAGTAGTCTGCAAATACTTTTGCTAATAAATTAAATTCTGTTTTTTGTGCGTAGTGTAATCTTTTGTGTATGGCTGACATAACTTTCATACCACGTTCTAATATCGCCATTGTGGTGCCTACAGGTTGTTGCTGACTACCTGCATTTTCACCCATCATCATATCTGCTACACCTGCAAATCTTCTACCAGCATCAACTACAAAACCTAACAATTGAAATAACGTGGCACTTGGCTCTTTGTAGGGTAAAGGCATCAAAGATTCACGTAGATTACCGCCTGGTGCATCTACGTCACGCCACTCGCCAGGATTAATAGCCTCATCATCATCTCTAATTCGTAAGCCCCTTGCTTTAAAACCAGCTGGTAAGTTTGACAATGTGCCTGCATCTACTAATTGTCTTAAAGCTGCGGTGGCAGTTCTAGATAAACCGCCTAACATATGTATTAAACCAAAACCGTAAAAACCTAGGCCTGGTAAAAACTTGAAATGTGTAAAATATTCTTTTTTCTTTCTTAGAGGATCACCCTGATTCCAGTTTCTATATATTGATAATATCTCACTAGAGTCCTCATCAATCGTAACTATATAAGGCACCATGATACCTGTCTTCTGATTATTCGCACCCATGTCTTCAAAACCAGGTAAATCAAGATCTACGTGCATTTCTAAAATGTTGTGCTCATCCTCTGCAAAATTAATCTGCTCTACACCTGACAACTCATCTTGTTTATCCTTTATCTCATCTGTGTTTACAGAACCGCCTGATACATCTACATCTCTATAAAAACCTGACACTTGATTTTTTCTCAAATCATTATGTTTCATTTTTACAACATGAGTAATACGATTACAGGATTCTAGATCTGTTATAAAATATGGCACGACTAAATCTTCTGCTGGAACAAACTTAGAAACAGCTCTTTCTAAATTAGAATCATAATAAACTTTTTTAAAAGCAGAACCTGCTAATGGTAAATGAAATAACATTTGATCAAGCTCAGGATCAAACTCTTGCATCTCTGTTGTAATTTGATAATTCATAAAGCTTTTAATTCTTTCTGCTTGTTGTTCTGTTTCCATAGTTGGTGCACCTAGAATTTCTGTTCTTACAGGTCCACCAGGTGGTAATAGTTCTTTATAAGCTTGTGCTTGAAACTGAGTGACAGCCTCTGCAAGTAAAGGATGAGTTACACCCGCTGCACCTGCAAATGGTTTAGATCTTTCCTCATATTTAAATCCAAGTAAATCTAATCCGTCTTTATAAGTTTTTTCCCAATCTGACCTCGAGTTTTTATCGTCTTCAAAATTTTTTTGTAAATCTGATGACAATTTTTGTAAGACATCATCATTCATGAATTCTGCTAGGTTTGCAAAATAGTCCCCGTCTGATTGTTTTTGATTTGGATCAAAATCTAATGTAACGCCACCATCATCTTCTTGAAGTATTTCTACTCCTTTGGTCATATTTTCTGTTTGCGGTAATTGTATTTCTTCTCCTACTCCCTCAACTTCTAGAGGTTGTTGTGGATTTTGTATTGCTTTTTCTACCATCTATTGGCTCCTATTGGGGACAGTAATTTGTCTATAGATACTATCGGTGTGTATAATATACTTTTTTTAATTAGACCACCATCTTTTTTATAAGCTTTATATGGTAAAAGCATTTCTGGTGTCAACTCAATTATAAAAGTATCTGCCACTTCTCCATTTGCTCCAAAAACTACTTTACCTACGTCTACTTTTGAATTTTTCATATTAGCAATTTTATTAAGAGTTTCTTCTGTATTACTTGTAAAATGTTGCCCTGTATAATCATTTAGGTTAGGGCCTCCATATTGCATATCATAAGCAACCATTTGACCTCTCCTGCTTGGATCATTAGGAGGTAACTCAACGCCCATTCCTCCTCTATAAGCCTTAACTACTTTTGCAGGTGCAACAGCATAATACGCTGGCGCATCATTATTTATTGTAATGCTACCATTTTCATCCAAGATAAATCTTTTTTTGGCGGCATTGTATATGTCGTTTTTTATTATTGCATCAACCCAATCTTTTTGATCTTTGAAAGGTATATTAGGAAAAAGTTCTCTACTATCTATACTGTCTATTGTTGCATTTATTTTAGCCAAAGCTTCATCTCTAAGAGTAGCGGCTTCACCTAACTGTTCTAAATTTAATTTTGTAACATCATCCAAATTCATTGATGCTATACCTTGAAAAATGTCAGCACTTCTTTGTAGTTGTTCTATTGATTGTTTTATTTGAGCTAAAGTAGCTGGCATAGGTCTAAACACGTTTTCTAATCTTTTATAAAGTTCATCTAATCCTGCCATTTGTTCAGCATCAGTCATTTCAGTTACGTATCTTCTTATCTGTGCTTTTATTTCAGATTTTTTTTGTGCAGCTTTTTGTAAAAAGTCAGATTGTATTTCATCTGCGACAGTAACCTTAATTGATCTACCATTTAAACTACCTACTCTATCACTACCAAGTGACCAACCAACTACATATGGTTCGCCATCTAATTTGTTACCTTGTGCAGCGAAATCAGGACTGCTAGTGACATTTCTCATGCTTCCGTGTCCTTCATATCTTGCAACTTCTGTAGGTAGGACTCCTACGTCACCTCTTATGTCAACAGAATCTAGCCATAAAACTCTCTCGGTTCTACTGCCATCAATATAACCCAGTTGTCTACCAGAGTCTCCGTATTTTAAATTTCCTGCAGCATCGCTATAAGATACTGTTTGAAGAAAATTAGTTGGCGAAGTATCGACTAGTTCTTTTATTTCTGCAAAAGATATTTTTTCATCATCCATAAATTTACCTGCATCTCGGTCAAACTTACCTTTTTTATTTAAATATGATCTTATGTATGAATCGTATAACTCACCCTCTTTTATCCCATTGGATCTAAACCAGTCATGCCATCCTTTTGCTGACATCGACACAGTATCTGCTGGCACTGTAACACCCTTAATTGTTAAATTACCTGTTTCTGTATTTACTATAGAGTTAAGATCTGAGTAATATAATTTGTTATTACCAGATCCTATCACTGTTTCTGGTGTTATGGTTCTAGCTAAGTCTGTTCCCGGCTTTGTTGTTTTAGATTTTTTTTGTTTTATAGGGACTTCAATCTCCTGCACAACAAAAGGTCTACCCTCTGCCTCACCCAACTGTAATGCTTTTCTTTCTGCGTCTGGTAAACTTTTACTTTGAAATACTTTATTACCCGCCTCGTCCAATATATTATATCTTTTTTCTGTTTTAACTGGTCCAGTTATCTGTTTTACAGTTTCAGTTTTTTTAAAAATTTTTGGTAAATCACCTAATAAAAAGTTTTTCGGTAAAGGAAATGCTTCTGCTTTTGGCATGAGTATACCACCGATTGTAGAAGCTGCTTTTGATAAAAACGATTGATTTTTTTCTTCTGTTTCTACATCACCACCTTGCACAAAGTTTGTAGGCTTACCTTCTCCTATGTATGGTGCATCACCTTTAAGAAACATTTCATCAGATGATGCATCACCAGATTTAGGTCTGGCATTTGATATTTTAAATGAGGATGGATTAGTAATATAACCATTCATTCTCATATCAAAAAAAGCTATGTTTTCCTCAAGTGTGTTAAATTTATCACCTATGAACAAACTTTTAACTCCCTCTTGTTCTGGTTCAACTTGTGCTCTGTTACCTAATTTCGCTTGTAGTTGTTTAAAAACATCCTCTGGCATCTGTTTATCAGAAAATCTAAGGTAGGTTTCCAGTCCCCTTTCTGACATTGATTCATTTACAGATATTAATTTATTTAAGTTTTTTTGCACATCATTGCCCTTTTTAATTTCAGCAACAGTTCTTCTAATAATATTTTCATACATCCTTTGTGTGCCAATATTATGTGCAGCAAAATTTACAGCATAAAAAGGTGATTGAAACATCTGACCTTCTAAATTTTTTGCCAACTTAAATGACTCTCCTTTAACAGGTGTTGTAGCTTTCGTAGCTCCGATAGGCATAATATGTGACATTTGTGCGTTAAAATGTGTGGTTGCGTAATCAAATGCCATGCCCTCTACATCATCGTTTATTGAAGCGGCTCTATCTGGATATTTTGTTTTATACTCTGATACAAACTGATTTCTAAATCCCTCATTATTTTTTACAGTGTCAACAAATTTGTTTATGGCATAGTCCGTTAAATTTTTTGCATGTGCTACTTTTGATAAATATTCTTCATATGACCCAGGCTCTTTAAAAAATTCATCTTTTATGTATGCAAATAATTTATTTCTCTTCTCTCGCATTTCTGCTTTATCGTACTCAGGATTAGGATCATAAATAGGCTCACCCTTTTCGTTTAACACAGCTTTACCATCTGCGTCTAATCTTTTAATTCTATTTGGAACAAAACCATACTCATTCATAAATTCTAAAAATTCTTTCTCATCACCAAAGCCACCCGCTCTATATATGTCTCTAATTATTGTATGTTGTGCTCTTGCTTCAATTGTTGATTCTCTAGTAAAACCAGGAAAGTAAGAATAAAATTGACCTATTGCTCTTTCACCACTTACTTCTCTTGCCCCTACCAGTTGAGCTAATTCAGATTCAGGATTGTCATTTAAAATTCTTGTTAAGGTTGTTCTAGCTATCGGAGTGTTGTTCTCCTTAAGAATCTTAACTGCCTCTAATTTATTTAATTTACTACCTTTTGTTTGCACCGCATTTCTAAGTATTTCTAAAACCTCTTTAGTTACCTGATCTGCTCTTTCTACTTGTATCGGTTGTTTGTATCTTGCAATAAAACTGTTTGGATTATTTTTTGCATACTCTTCTATGACTGATACTTTAGTTCCTACATCTGAAGCCATAGTAGTGGGTGCTATACTATTATCTTCACCATAGAAAAAACGACCTAACATACTATCATATTTATCTAATTTTGCAGTTTGTTTGTCTTTGACTACTTTTTTAATTTTTTCTTGAGTTTCAGGATCCTGTGTTCCTTTTAATTTTTTTGAAATATTTTGTGCTGTTTTATCTGGAAAAAATTTTGCTACAATATTTTTTAACGCTATAAAATTTTTTTCGTCTAAAGCTTTTTTTATTATACCTTTTAGAGGTGCTGAAATGTAAGCCAAGGCCCCCGCATCAGCTGCTGTTAAATATCCAAAAAAATAATCTCCTAATTGTTGATTGTTCATTTCTGAGATTCTTACAGATCCTTCAGCTACTTGTTTGTGTATGTCAAACTCTGGTCCGAATATAAGTTCTCTGTAATAATTAATAATATCCATGCCTTTAACTTCAGGATATCCCATAT